GATACACAAATGAAATTGTTTTGATATGGACGAAATGGATTATATCTATTTAGGCGACCGATTGACCCGCCCGGAATTGCGACGTATGCCGTGCCGGGCGGTTCGTCGTTTGAATGGCAAATGTATTCGGGGGCGTAACGGTAATATGTTAGTTGAATTTCCCGGAGTGGGTAAAGTTGTTGTTTTGGGTCGATTATTGCGAAAACTCAAAAATAAAAGATAAAAGTTTTGGTAATTAAAATAATTCCCGTATTTTTGTGGCATGAAATAACACCGACCGGGCGGGTTCCCGGAACAAAAAAACAAAATATGGCAACTGAAAATACAAAAACAGATGAATTTGGAGCCGTTCGCCACGCAATGAGCATGAACGATTTACGGGATTTATACAAGCGGTTGGAAAACTTTATTGCAGATTGTACCCGCAATGAGGTTGACAACAACCGGGACGCCATAAACGGCGTTTTGACGTTGATACATAAACGAATGTTAGATTTACAAAATAAGTAGTAACCGCCGGGGGAAACCCCGGCATAAAAAGAGCGATAAAATGATTATCAAAAAATTAGAGTTGTCGAATTTCCAAGTAATTAAGGAGTTCAACGCAGATTTTGAGGGTAATGTATATTTCATTACCGGGGACAATGAGTTAGGAAAATCCACGCTATTAAAGGCAATCGGGGCGTTATTGACCGGGAACCGGGACGCCGTGTTGCGCAATGGCGAGGAAAAAGGGTTTGCAAAAATGGTTGTAGGCGACGACGGCGAGGAATACGACGTTGAATTGCGATTTACCAAAGCCAACCCACGGGGTACGTTATCAATCAAACAGAAAACAACCGGGATGCGGTCGGACAACGTAAGTATGTTGCAAAAGGTTTTCGGATATACCGATTTTGACGCCGTGGAGTTTTCCCGTTGGTCGGAAACCGCCGAGGGTCGCCGCAAGCAAGTTGAGTACGTGCGGGCGTTGTTGCCGGAAAATGTGCAAAAACGTATCGCCGAAATTGACGCCGAGGTTATGACCGTTAAGGACAAACGCAAAGAGGCAAACGCCGAGGTTAAGACGTACACGACCATTTGCACCGCCGCCGAAAAACAGTTGAAACCGGGCGACGTCAAAACGTATGCCGAGAAAATCGACATTGCCGACTTAATGGAGGAACAAAACGAGAACGCCCGGTTGATTGAAAAAGCAAAAACCGTGCGTACCGCTTTGCAAACCCGGACGGAACAATTGGAGGCAATCCCCGGACGTTTAAAAGAAGCGGACGAAACATTGCGTACCGATTTAGAGGCAATAGACAAAGATTTGGAAAATGCAAATAAAGAATACGAACGTATCATTGCCGAGGCAAAAAAGGATTTGGAGGCGGCAAAACAGGCACATAAAGCCAATACAAAAAACGCTAAAGATGAACACGCCGAAACATTGGAGGTTATCGCAAAGGATAAAGCCGATTACGAAACCCGCAAGAACAACGCCGCCGAATGGTTAAAGAAATACGAGGAAAACAACCCGGAAAAATTGGATACGGCGGAACGCCTCAAACAAGTCGAGGAACATAACAAAATAAATGCGTTGGTTGTGGACTATGTGGCAAAGAAAAAGCAAAAGGACGCCGCCGAAAAGGTCGCCCAAACCCACGAAAAAACGTTGTCGGATTTACTCAAAGAACGGGAAACCCTTATTGCAAAATCGAAATTGCCAATTGCCGGGTTGACGTTCACGGACGACGGGTTGGAATTAAACGGCGTTCCGTTTGTTGCCGGGAAAGTATCAGATAGTCAAATTATGGAGGTTGCCGCAAAACTTATCATTGCAAGCAATCCGACCGTTAAAGTATTCCGCATTGCGAGGGGCGAAAGTTTGGGCGCAAAACGTCTACAATCCCTTATCGAATTAGCCCGCAAAGAGGGTTATCAAGGCTTTATTGAGGAAGTCAAACGAGGACAGGACGATTTAATTATTGAGGAATACAGCGAAAACGAATAATCAACCGGGGGCGGGTTCCCGTCCCCCTTAATACAGCAAAAACAATGGCATATACATTGAACGAAAATTTGAAACGTTGGGCGGAACAATACGAAACCGCCGAGTTTATCCAATCCGACCCGGTGCAATTCCCGCACCGTTACGATAGCCGGGTAAACATTGAGATAAGCGCATTTGTGACGGCGTGGATTGCGTGGGGTTCCCGCAAACAGATAATCAAAAAGGCGGATTTTATCGACCGGGAAATTTTCCACGGTGCGCCGTATCATTACATTGTCGGAACCGACACACAGGGAGCCGCCCCGGAATGGAAGCAATACAAAGGCAGTACCGAAAGTTTTTACCGAACGTTTACGTTTGGCGATTTCCACGACCTTTGCGCCCGGTTGTATGATGTGTACACGTCGGCGGAAAGCATGGAGGCGGCAATAAAGAAAACCCACGAAACAAACGGCGAAACCGCATTGTCAACATTGCAATCGTTGTTCGGTTCCGTTAATGGTATCCCGGATTTTGAAACCCAATCAGCGTGTAAACGGTTGTGTCTATTTTTGCGTTGGATGTGTCGCAAGGGTTCCCCGGTTGATTTTGGATTGTGGACGGTATGCGAACCCCGTAATTTGATTATCCCGTTGGATACACACGTACATAAACAGGCAATCCGGTTGGGGTTGACGACACGACGGACGTCGGATTTGCGCACCGCCATTGAGATAACCGACCGTTTCGCCGAGATATTCCCGGACGACCCGACCAAAGGGGATTTTGCATTGTTCGGTTATGGGGTTAATAATGGCAAAGTTTCCCCGGTTACAGAGGAACCCGAAAAAGAAAAAGAGCAACCAACCCCGGTTGCGGATTTGAGTATTGCGGACGTTCTGAAAATGCCGTTGTTCTTTGACAATGTGAAAACCCAATTAATGAGCCTTTGGAACGACCGGGAAACCGTCCGCAAAAAAGCCGCAAAGGATAACCAACGATTGAAAGCGCACGTTATCGACCGTATGCACAATGCCGGGGATTGGGAGCCGGGAAAATTCGTTGTTATTTTCGCAACAATATTGGATAAAGTGGCAACCGGGTATTCGTCAAACGAACGGGAATTTATCCGGGCGGTTGGAATGACAGCGTTTAATATTACCATGCAAAAGTTAATCGACGATGAAAAAAAGAGAGATAACAGCGACGGGAACGATAAACAATAACGGCGGGTTGGCAATGTACATGGGGGAATTAAACGAGTTTTTCAAAGGTTGGAAAGGTTCCCGCATTATTGCCCGCTTTATTGTTGCGTCGCCCGGTTCGTCCGAGGCTTTGAAAGGGTATTATTTTAATTACGTTGTGCCGACGTTTAAGCACGCAATTTGGGAGGCGGGCGAACGTCTTACAGAGGAACAAACCGAACGACGTTTGCGGGAGTTTTCCCCAATTATGTACGTTGAACGGGTCAACGAAGAAACGGGGGTATATTCCCACGATTTGCGCACCGTGGCGGATTTGTCGAACGCCGAGTTAATCGAACATATCGAAACGCTCAAACAGATTGCCGCCGAGGAATACAATACATTTATTGACGACCCCCGAACGTTGTAGGTATGTTTTGCAAGTGTAACGGAAAACGGAAAAATTACCCGTTGGCGGGTTGGCGGATTATCCGCCACGAATACACGCCAAAGCATTACAGCCGGATAAAGTGTTTGCGGTGCGGGTGCGTTTGGATTACACGGGCAAAATATGTTGAACAAACCCCCAACGAGGACGGGCAAAAAAGACTTTTTTAGTATGGAATTAAACGACAAATCCCCGATGCCGCAAGGTAAATTTAAGGGGCAACCGATGGAAAACGTACCGTATTGGCATTTGCTTTGGTTAGAGAACCAACCATATTGCCGCAAAGATGTAAAACAATACATTGAGGAAAACCGGGACGTTTTGGAGTTGGAGAAAAAGCGGGATAAATACCGCAATGAGAGCGAAAACAGTAATTAACGATTTAATATTTAAGGTTATGCAAAAAATTGATTTGAAAGATGTTTGTTTCTTTGATTGTGAAACAACCGGGGTTCCGGCAAAGGGTTTGAAATGGGATGCGGATTTTGAGCAATTCCCGCACGTCGTCCAATTGGCATGGTCGTTGGGCGATAAGGAAAAAAGTTATATTATCAAACCCGATAATTACGAGATACCCCCGGAAACAACCGCAATTCATGGTATAACAACCGAACGGGCAATTGCCGAGGGCGTGCCGTTTGCCGAGGTTGTGGACGAATTTTTAGCGGATGCCAACGCCGCCCCGCTTGTATGTGCGCACAACATTTACTTTGATAGTTCAATGTTAAAAGCAAACGTTTTGCGCTATTGTGGACGGGAATATTACGACGCACACGTTGAGGACGCATTACATAAGGGCAAACGCATTGATACAATGATGAAAACGATTAAGTTTGTCGGCGCATTGTATTCAAACGGGCGACCGGGAAAATATCCCAAATTAGAGGAATTATATAGTAAGTTATTCCCCGGCGAAACATTCCCGGCGCATGACGCATTAGAGGACATAAGGGCGTTGCGCCGTTGCGTCCCGGAATTGGTCGAATTAGGGATTATTGAGTTGGCGCAAAAGGAATACCCGGCGGAACAACTCAAAGCGAAATTTGAGCCGGAAAAGCCCCAAACCGGGGGTATTGAGTTTAACGACCCGAACCCCGTAACGGAACCAATCGGAACCGGGAACCCCAAACAGGAACCCGCACCGGAGCCGGAACCAATCCCGGAGCATCAACGCCCGGCGGTCGCCCGGAATAAGACGACAAAGGATTTGTTGGACGAAAGCGAATTTTAAGATTATGGCAAAGCGAACAAAGGACGAATTTACACGGGATTGGATAATTGAAAATTCAATTGACGTGTTGAGCCAATACGAAAACGGTATATTGACGATACGTGCGTTGCATTATCAGTTAGTTAGCCGGGGAATGACGAACACGTTACAGCATTACAAACGTGTTGTCGCCGCAATGGAGGTCGCCCGGTGGGACGGTCGGGTTGATTTCGAGGCGTTCAGCGACCGAGATAGGGCAATGTGTGGAACGACAAGAGCCACGGAAACCGTATTGGAGGACAAACAGGACGAAGCCAAACGACAGGTCGGATTATGGATGCGTTCGTATGGCAAAAATCGTTGGGAAAATCAACCGTATTACCCCGAAATTCTTATTGAGAAAAAAGCATTAGAGGGCGTTTTTGCGAAACCGTGCGCCAAATGGGATATTGCGGTTGGAGCGTGCAAAGGTTATCCGTCGTTGACGTTCTTATATGAGTTGTCCGAGCGTTTACGGGACGCCCAAAGTAAGGGTAAACAACCGATTATATTATATTTCGGCGATTACGACCCGTCCGGCGAGGACATACCCCGGTCGATTGGGGAAAACCTGCAAAAGTTCGGCGTTTACGATGTGGAAATACGCCGTATTGCCTTAATGGAACAACAGGTTATCGAATGGAAATTGCCGCCCGCCCCGGCAAAAGAAACGGACAGCCGGACGGCGAATTGGGACGGATTGGGACAGGTCGAGTTAGACGCCGTAAAACCGGAAAAATTGATTTCCATGTTGAACGATGCGGTTAACGAGATATTCTACCAAGTTTTGTACGACGAATTAATTACACAGGAAGCCGAGGAACGGGAATTATTCCAAGCCGAGTTAAAACGATACGTCGAAAACGATTTGTAAAACCGAGCCGGGCGGGTTCCCGGCACTAAATAATTATCAAATATGAGCGAGAAAAAAGAAAACGCAAACGTAATGTTGATACCGACCGAAAAGGCGTTTGCATTGTCGAAAGTAAAAACGTTAAAGGATGGCGGGTTAGATGTTCATTACGAAGTTACCGAAACCGTCGGTAATGAAAGTTATACGAACAAATACCACGTCGAAAGCGCAAAGGATATACACCCCGATTTACGGGATTGTTTCGACCGTTTGCGTCCAATTATGGGGCGTATTTTCAATATCACGTCGTTTTTGTCCCTTATGGATACGCCGGATATGAAAGCCAATGAAAAACAGAAAAACGCCGCCCGTAACTTTGCGGACGAAATGTTGAAAAACATTGAGGTTAGGGGCGTGTCCCTTTCCGGTCAAGACGATAACGTTGGTTGCGTCCTTACGGGGTTGTTCACGGTATCCAACAACCAAAAGACGGCGATAAATTCGCCCCGTCTGAAATTCAATACCGAAACGTTCGGTTTTGAGGAAGAATTGGAAGAAATTATTGGCGACATTGAAAACGAGGTTTACGCTTTTCTTTTCAAAGGGAAAAAGGCACAATTGGAATTGTTCGGAGCCGATGGGGAAGCCGCACCCGGAATGAGTGCAGAACCGGAAAACACCGGATTGTTCCCGGATGTTGACGACCCCGCAAATGAGGACGAAAACGAACCCGGCGACGACGATACGGACAATATGTAAAGCATGGAGCCGATATTGTTAATAGACCGGGAGGAATACCAATTTGTAACCGATAGGGGGTTTTGCCCCCTATTGGATTACAAGCGGTTTACAATGGATATTCGTTTGCGTGTCGAAATACAACGGGAATTGTTCGGACATTGCGTTTTCGGTCGTGGTAACATACCGCAAGCCAATGAACGTTTTTTTAGGTGGGTTTGGGAGCATAAGCCGCACCAATGCGAAGAAACATTGCGCCCGTTGCCGAATTATTCCGCCGTATATTGTTCGCACATACTAACGAGGGGGTCGCACCCGGAAATAGCACACGACCCCCGCAATATCAATATCCTTTGTTTTGAGATGCACAACCGTTGGGAAAATGGCGACCGGGAACGTATGCGGATTTATTCGGCAAATATGCGGCTTATTGAGTTAATGAAAACAGAGTATCAACAATTACAAATCCGGTAAATGAGAACAAAAAAGAGAACAACCGATTTTGGGGCAATTTCCCGGTCGTCAGTTAAACGAGATTTCAAAAGAGTACAAACGTACCCCGCCGAGGCAAAAGCCCCGCAAATCGAAGAATTGCCGAAAATAAATGCAGAACGTCGTATTATTCATATATCCGAAACAAGCGGATACGCCAAATTTGCCCGGTATATTGTCGGCAAATTGGTACGACTGAAAGAAAAAGCAAATATTGGCGGCAATTCATGGTATTGCGAATTTGTACACGACGACGACCGCCGGGCGTTGAATATGGCGGCGGGTTGGTCGGACAACAAACGGGAATATCTGTTTGACGGGGTTAAATTTAAGTGATATGAATATAGATTGCCCGCATTGTGGTTGTGAAATGGACGTAAATTTTGGCGATAATGTTTATTGCGATAACTGTAATATTACATTTGAAACCGATTTTGAGTTGGTCGATTGTGAGAATGGTATATATTCGACATGGTTAACAGGAAAAGAAGAAATTGGAAAAATAGATTAAATTATGAGTGTAAACAAAGTAACATTATTAGGACACACGGGAAAAGCCCCGGAGTTTAAGACATTCGACAATGGAGGTTGCATTGCAACAATAACATTGGCAACAACAAAAAGAGCATTTACCACAAAGGACGGGCGACAAATCCCGGAGCGTACCGAATGGCATAACGTGGTATTGCAAAACGGGTTGGCAAAAGTTGCCAATCAGTACGTCAAAAAGGGCGACAAACTTTATATTGAGGGCGAATTGCGAACCCGGAGTTATGACGATGCCAACGGGGTAAAACGGTATATTACCGAAATTGTGGCAACCGATATGGAAATGTTGACCCCGAAAACAAATGCAACCGGGACACAAGCCCCGCCGCCGCCCGTACCCGATGCACCCGCCCCGGACACAAACGACGATTTACCGTTTTAATCTGTATGTGTATGGGAGCGATAAACGGACGGGTTATTTATAGCCCAAAGGGTAAAGCCGGGGAATATGCCGAGAATGCCGCCAACTTTTACGTTGGTTGTTCAAACGATTGTACGTACTGTTATTTGCGCAAAGGTCGTGGCGCAAAAGTGTTGGGAGGCAATCGCCCGGAGTTGAAAAAGACGTTGCGGGAATACCCGTATGCGTTGGATATATTCACGAACGAATTATTGAAGCATAAGGACGAATTGCAGAAAACCGGGTTGTTCTTTTCATTCACGACCGACCCGTTGTTGCCGGAAACGCAAAGGTTGACCCGCCAAGCGGTCGGCGTTTGCCAACGTAACGGCGTCCCGGTTAAGATATTGAGCAAATGCGCCGAGGGGATAAACGTATTTATCGACTTTGCCGAGGCGTCCGAGGGTTGGGACGTGTCCCGCATTGCCATTGGTTCGACGTTGACCGGGTGCGACGAATTAGAACCCAACGCAAGCCCAAACAAGATGCGTATAAACGCATTGGCACGGGCGAAACGCCACGGGTTCCGCACCTTTGCAAGCGTGGAGCCAATCCCGCCGGGTATGTTTGACCGGGCGTTTGCCGTAATTGCTTTGTCGTATCCGTTCGTTGACCTTTTCAAAATCGGATTGCAAAGCGGTTGCAGATATACCAAACGGGATACGTTGGCATTCTATCAAACCGTAACGGAATATTGGGAGGCGCACCCAAAGAGTACGCCCCGAATATATTGGAAAGATAGTTTTGTAAAGGCGTCCGGGATTGAACGGGAATTGTTGCCCGTCCATTGCGTCCCAGCAAATTGGGATTTGTTTAACGAAAACAGGAACGAAAATGCAGTTTAATAGTAAAGATTATAACCCCGCCCAACACGACCGTTGGCGGGCGTTAACCGTAAAAAATCCGTATGCAACACAGTTGGTAACGGCGGCGTTTGAGGACAACGGGATTATTTACGCCGAAAAGTCGATTGAGGTACGAAGCAAAAACACGACGTACCGGGGCGACCTTTTAATTTGTTCGTCCAAAAACCCGGATTTGCCCGGATATGAAAACGGCGTTACGTTGGGATTGGTCGAATTATACGATATTAAGCCCGTCGCCGATTTTACCCCGTATGATTGGGAGCAAACCCGGATACCCCCGGAAAAGCGCAAGGCGATAACAAAGGGGTACGGGTGGTTGATGCGGAACCCCCGCCGGGTTATCGAATTTCCCGTTAAGGGGCAATTGGGGATTTACAATTTGGTTTATACCAAAGATTGCATATTGCCGTACCCCGTGGCAATGGTTATGGATAAAGAGGGTTACGAATTAGCAAACAGAAAGGAGGCAAACAATGAGTAAGGACAAACACACCGCCCAAATAGGCGGACACGTTGGACGGGTTGGCGTCTATTTGTACGCCCGTGAATATTGGAAATACAAAAGTTGGTTTATTGTTCCCGGCGTGTCCGTCGATGCGGTCAACGGTTACGACCGTTACGTTGACGTTGAATTGAAATTGTTGTTTATTGGCGTGGGTATCCGGTTTATTTGGATAAAACGCAAAAATAAAAGATAATTTCTTTGGTGGTTAAAATAATGTTTGTATCTTTGTGGCATGAGATAACAACGACCCGGCGTTTTCCGGGTAACTAAATAACACAATAAAGTTATGAAAGCAAAGAAAATTTCAATTTCGGATTTTAGTTTTATGCCAAGCGGTTACGGACATTACAAAGTAACTTACACGTCCCCCGTTACCGGTAAAAGTTGGACGACGGTAACAAGTGATATGCCGCTAATTGATGCAACTAAAAACGCAGATGAACCGAAACGTTGCGATTTGGAAAGATTGAAAAGAGTTGTTAAGAGATAGTTTATAACCGCCGGGGGTTCGCCCCCCGGTATAACAATTTTAATGATGGAACAAAGAACGGAAACAATAAGCAGTACAACGGCGGGTATGTTGCAAATCAACGCCCCCGATTTTGATTGCGAGATAATCGAATTGGGAATTGCGGGCGGAGGCAAAGCACGCATAACCGTTCGGGGGACTTCTGAAAATTTAGCCGCATTATTCGATTATGTAAACGAGGCGGCGGAATGAGAGTAAAGCAACCGGAACAATTCAATCCGGAACGGGAATACAAACCCGGCGAACGTTGCGTTTATCGGGGAATGGTTTTAATTGCCGAGGTATGGACGGCGGCGGATGCGAGATTGGCAAACAACACCCCCGCAATATTTACCCAACGTTGCGTCCGGTGCAAAATCAAACGGGACGATTGCCCCGGTATCGGTCGCCAATGCGACAAATTCCACAGGTCGGACAAACGAACGATTTATTGGCGTCTGTTAAGGATTGCCGGGGGATTTAAAGGGGCGGAAACATTGGAATTTAATTATAACGGAACAATTGCCGGGGTTAAGGTTGAAGCCGCCCCGGATAGTAATAACGAATAAAATTTTAGAGCGATGAACAAAATGAATTTATCCCCCTTTGATTGCGATATGTGCGCAATGATTGAGGACTTAACAAAAACGGCGGTTGAGATTGAAACAACCCCGGAAAATATCCATTTGAGTTGGGAGCAATCCCCGTGCGATAAAACAACCCCGGAGGGTCAAAAAGCCACGGCGATACAACAAGCCGTTAACGGTCGATTAGGAAACCGGGCGTTAATGTGGGAATATAAGGACGGACGGCAAAACGTTTGGTTTGCATCCGACCCGACCGAATACCCGGAGGAACAACGGGATTTTTCGGTTGCTATTGACCCCAAAGCCGGACAACGTTATTGTCGTACCTTACAGGAAGTAACCGCAATACAAGTTGACCGGGAAAAGTTGGAGGAATTGAAAGCGTTTACGGGCGGCGGTATGCTAACAATCCCACGGGAACTAAACGCCCGTGCAATATACACGTTTCCCAACGGTAACGGTATGTTGGTAGATGTGCCGGAAACCTTTTTTATCATCCGGGACGACGCCAACGATTTTACCACGATGCACCCCAAAGAGTTTACCCGATTGTATGAACCCAAAGGAATACAAACCGTTGGAAATTATGACGGATTACCCGCCCGCCCGTCGATTACTGAAATTGTCGATTTGTTCAATGAGTTGTTCGGAACCAATATTGCGTCCCGTTGCCGAAAAATTGAGGAAGAGTTTAACGAGTACAAAGGAGCGGTAAAACACGCAATGCCAACATTCGACGACCCCGGACGTATGAACACCGTAATTGATGAATTGGCAGACCTTAACGCAGTTGTATTTCATTCCGCCGCAATATTAGGCATACCACAACGGGAATTGTTGGAAATGGCATACGACAAAGTAAAAGGACGCCAAACAAACCCAATGTATAAACGTGCTTATAATTGCGGACATTGCCGCAACTATATGAATGAGGATGCCGACGGCAACGGGCATTGTTCCGTGCATAAATGGGGGATAACCTATTTTTCCCCGGTAAACGAATGTACAGATTTCAAACCATTAAAATAATTTAGAGCGATGAACAAAGAAAAGAGTTTTGCAAAGGAATTGGCGGAATTGATTAACCGCCACAGTATCGACGCCAAATTTGAAACGGCGGACGACATTTTGGCAACCGTGGCGATTGATGCGTTGAATGCATACGCCAAAGCCAAACAGACACAGGAACGCAGAAACAACCCGGAAACCGACGATTGCGATTGTCCGGCGTGTCAAATACGCCGAGCGTTGGAGGCAAAGAGAGCCGCCCGCCCGGAACCCGCCAAAAAGGAATACAGGAAACCGGAGGCGTTCGACGTTCCAAAGGAGGTGCAAGCAATGGCGGAATTTTTCGGCGAAATGTTCCCCGGAACAACGGTTGAAATACACCGGGTCGAAATGCCACGACGTAACCCACGGGATAAACGCAGAGCGAAAAACAAACGCAATGGAGGGCGTCGAAATGAAACCCGTTGATTTTCCCGGCACGAATGTAGTATTTGCCAAAGAGCAACCGGAATATATACCATTGCCCGCAATGAGAATACCGGACGACCCGCAAGGGCTAATAATAACAAAGTGGGAATTATCCCCGGACGAATTGAAGCGGGTACAGGAAACCGGAACAATTCATTTATCCGTACTAACGTTTAATCAGCCATTGCAACCCGTGTTACTGACGGTCGATTTACCGACCAAATAAGAGAGCGCAAGCCCCGGAAAACAAAGCCGGGGTTTTGCTGTTTATATACATGAGAGGACAAACAATTGGCAATGTGTCGGAAAAGCCGTAAATTTGTCCTGTGGTTAACGATTAACCATTGAGATATACAAAGTATTGGAGTAATAACAAAAGCCTCTTAAAATGTAAATTCCCCGCAAATAACTTGTAAAGGGTAAACACGTTTTAAGGAGGGCGGGGGACAAAAGAACACAGAGAGCCGGAAAGCCGAAAACGTCAAAGGGGACAAAAGAACCAAAGGACGCAAAAGGCATAAAGCGCAAAGGGTTAATCTATACCCCGTTTTAACATTAAAGGAGGTTTAACAAATGGAAAAACAGGAACGAGGCAGAAAGTTAAAACGTAAGCCGTTAGGGTACAATAAACGCACCGAGGAACAACGAATTTATGACGTTGCGTTTTGTTCTAACCTTTTCTTACGTGGTTATTCATATCGGGAAATTGCCGACGCATTGAACCGGGATTTAGAAAAAAGGGGGGCGGGTTATACTATCACGCACCCAATGGTATATTATGATTTGCAACAATGCCTTATTGAATGGAAGCGGGAACGATTGGATACAATCGACGAATACGTTATACAGGAATTGCGCAAGTTGGATAAAATGGAGCAACAAGCGTGGGAGGCATGGGAGGTATCAAAAACCGGAAAGCAACGCACCAAAGAGAAAACCAACCGGGGGCGTCCTATCAAAACGGATGCAACCGAGGGCGACCCGGAATATTACGGGTACGACGAAACCACGGTTGAAACGTCGGCGGGCAATCCCCGCTTTTTGGATTTATTGTTGAACATTCAGCAACGACGGGCAAAAATGTTAGGGTTCGACGCCCCGGTTAAAATTGAGATACCCGGATACAATGCCGGAACCGAGGACGACAAACCCAAATACGACGCAACCGTTATTCCAAAGGATTTGTTGTTTGCCGTTGCCGACAAATTGCAGTCCGCCGAGTATGCAAAGGTTATGGCAGAGAAAGGAGGGGCGCAATAATGGCAAAGAGAACCGCACCCGCAACCCGTCCGGGACAAAAGCAACCGGAATGGACGAAACATATTTGCGACGACTGTAAACACGCCCGTTGGGTCGAAACGCACCAAAATAAGGATTGGGAGGGGAAATATATTTGCCTTACGTGTCCGTTTGAACAATGGTATATAATCCGAGGGCGTCAAGCGTGCGCAAAGTTTGAACCAAAAGCAAAGGAGGGGCAACAATGACAAACGACGAAATGTTGGCAATGTATAAAGCCATAAGCGAGAACCCCGGCGAAATAGTCAAAGTAGCCGCCCGCAATCGGTTAATCAACTTTTCCCGGTATATGCAACCCGATTTGGTATTGGAGCCGTTCCACGTCGTTTATTATACGTTGTTGGATATGTTCGCACACGGGTTAATACGTAAAATGATTGTTCAGCAACCCCCGCAACATGGCAAATCGGAGGGGTCAAGCCGTAAATTACCCGCATTTATGGAGGGGTTAAACCCGGACTTAAAAATTGTCATTGGGTCGTATGCGGCGACAATCGCACGGGATTTCAACCGGGACGTACAACGAATAATCGACACGCCCCGGTATCGTGAATTGTTTCCCGGTACATACCTTAACGGGTCGAACGTCGTAACAATGGCGAATACCTATTTGCGCAATTCCGATGTTATCGAAATGGTCGGGCGTAAGGGGTCGTTGCGTGTGGTTGGTCGTGGCGGTTCGCTTACGTCTAAAACCGTGGACGTGTCGATATTGGACGACGTGTATAAGGATTACGCCGAGGGTAACAGCCCGATAGTAAGGGCGGCGGCGTGGAAATGGTACACGACCGTTGTACGTACCCGTTTGCATAACAATTCGCAAGAATTGATTGTATTTACCCGTTGGCACGACGACGATTTGATTGGACGTATTGAGAAAAGCGGGGAAATAATCATTGATATAACGTGTTGGGCGGACTTGCAAAATATACCCCCCGGCGCATGGGTTCGCATAAACTTTGAGGCAATCAAAACAGGGGAACCGACCGAGATAGACCCACGGGAACCGGGGGCGGCTTTATGGGAGGGGCGACACAGTAAGTTAAAATTGGAGGGGCAAAAGGCATTAGACCCGGTACAATTCCAATGCTTATATCAAGGCAACCCCGGAAGTGCCGAGGGTCGATTGTATCAGCCTTTCAAAACGTGGGTTGAAAAATCCGATTACGGCACGTACATTCGTTCCGGTGCATACATTGACGTTGCCGATGAGGGCGACGACCTTTTGTTTGCCGCAACGTATGACGTGTACAAATCGCCTAATCTGTTTTTCAATGAACAAACAAAGCGTATGGAGCCGATATTGTATGCGCTTATTACCGATATGGAAATGACGGACGAAAACACGGACGTAACGACCGTAACCGTCCCGGCAATGATAAACAGGAACAGCACGCAAAAAGTATGGGTTGAGAGTAACAACGGCGGTGCGGGTTACGAAAAGGTTATTAAAAAGAAAGTCCGGGCAATGACAGACCCGTTTTATCAAGGCGGTAATAAAGAAAGCCGTATAATTACGTCGTCCGCAATGGTTAACCAATGTATTATTATGCCGTTCGGTTGGGAAACGAGGTACAAAGCAATATACGACCATGTAACCGGATTTTTGCGCAAGTTTGATGCAAATACGCACGACGACCCGGAGGATGGATTGACAGGCATATACGAAAAAGAGATTGCCGACGGTAATATACAGCCATACGGACACGCAAGCAGGGGAGTTAAACGACGCAATTAGCATTATTTTTGAGATACACAACAGTAAACGGAAAAAAGTTTCTAACTTTGTACCGTAGAAGTTTACAGAACAACGGCAAAGGGTTAGCCGTTATATAACAAAATGAGTTTTAACGTTAAAAATTAAAGAGTATGATTTGTAAGTGTCCAGCGGCGGCGGCTTTGCCCGATGTACCCGCCATTACTTGCGCCGAAAGTTTCGGGCAAATTCAAAAAGTAGCGTTTCAACGTCTGACAAAGGCGGACGGAACCAAAAACAGTTTCGCAACGGCGGCGGCAATTACGTTGCTTGCATCATGGACGCCGAAATTGTCGGCGGCGGACGATACCAAAATTGTTGTATCGCCATACATTCAAGCCCCAACAGCCGAGGCGGGAGCCGCCCGCACATTTGGAGGCGGTAACGAAACGTTGGGAGGCGTTGAGGAAATAATCGGACGTGAACCAACCCCGTTTACCGGAGTTATCCGAAAAGCCCCGCAAGCCGTGATAAAAGCATTGAAAGAAATGCAATGCGAAAGTTGGGGCGAAAATTTGGGTATTTTCCTTTTCGACGAAAACGGCGCAATTGGAGCCATTGAGGACGAAACAACGGCGGGTACGTTTTACCCAATTCCGATACGTTCGTTGTTTATTGGCGATAAAACGTTGGGCGGATTGGAAGCCCCGGACAACAACGCTATTTCGTGGAACTTTTTGCCTAATTGGTCGGACGATTTGGCGATTGTTGTACCGTCGTTTAATCCGTTGACTGACTTAAAAGTTGCCCCGTAATGGCAACAAAGGTTACAAAGGTTGCGTTAGAGTGTCCGACCTTAAACGTAACCGAGGAATACGAGATTAGCCACGCCGAACGCCTTTTGCGTATGCCGAATAACGGCGGTTGGCGTTTACCCGAAAAATCAACATTTGAATTTATCGACAATGGGATTAGACGTAAAGGAAATAAGAAAACAGATAACGGAGCCACGGAAACGGACGACGATAAATAAAGCGGTTCAACACCAAAACCGCATTAAGTTTCACGCCCAAACCAACGTTACCCCGTTGATATGTCAACCGACGACCGATTTTTTGGCGTGGGTCGGCAATCTTATTCCGCATGATAAATTCAAAATATTCAAAACTCTTTTCCGTTACCCCGTTCGCACGAATGAGGTAACGGGAATTTGTTTTGATAAGTTAAGCCGCATTTTTGACGGTCGTAACCCGGCGTTCAATTATCAGTTTCAGAACACCGAGCAAAGGGACGATTGGGAGTATTACAGACAGGACGTATTAAAGGAGCCGGAAATATGGAGTACCAAAGGTTGGGAGTATTTCAAAACGGAAATAAACAGCGTCCTAATTGTTGATATGCCGACCGAACCGAACGCCGACCGTTACCCGACCCCGTATTTTTATTGGTTGCCTATCGAAAGCGTCATAACCTTTGAGGCAAACAGGACAACCGGGGTTATGGATTGGATTATTTTCAGACAGCCTGACAAAAGGATTGCCGTTATTGACAACGAACGTTACCGGATATTTACCGAGGACGGCGGCGGCAATATCGGCGAATTGTTGGTTGACAACCCGCACGATTTGGGTTATTGTCCCGCCCGGTTCTTTTGGAACGAACCGTTGAACCTCAAAGAACCGGACGTTAAGCAATCCCCGCTTACAAAGGAATTGGAGGCGTTGGATTGGTTTTTGTTCTTTCATGTATCAAAACGTCATTTGGATTTGTACGGGGCGTATCCGATTTATTCCGGTTACGAACAATCGTGCGATTTCAGCAACGCCGAAAACGGCGACTATTGCGACGGCGGATTTTTGAAAGACAAACAAGGGTATTACCGATTAGACCAAGCCGGGTTGTTGATGCGTTGCCCCAAATGCGGGGATAAGCGCATTACCGGGGCGGGGTCATTCGTTGAAATACCAATCCCGGACGGGGACAAACAACCCGATTTACGTAACCCGGTGCAAATCCTTACAATCGACCGTTCAAGTTTGGAATATAACGTTGAGGAAGAAACACGATTGCGGGAAAACATTATTACGGCGGTTGTCGGTCAAAACGAGGAAATAACCCAAAGAGAGGCATTTAACGAACAACAAGTTGCGGCGGCGTTTGAGAGCCAAAGCACGGTATTAAACAGGGTAAAGAAAGGATTTGAGGCGGCGCAACAATTCGTCGATGAAACGGTTTGCCGCTTGCGTTATGGCAATATGTTTGTTTCTGCAAAAGTCAATTACGGAACCGAGTTTTATTTGTACGACGCAACCGAGTTGCGGAACCGTTACAAAGCCGCAAGGGATAGCGGCGCAAGCGAGGCGGAATTGGACGCATTGCAAAACCAACTTATCGAAACAGAGTACCGGAACAACCCGACCCAATTACAGCGTATGTTGATATTGGCGGAATTGGAACCGTACCGCCATTTGACCCGTACCGAGGTATTGGATTTATACGGGCGTAACTTAATTACCGAGAACGAATTGCGCATTAAACTTAACTTTGCTAACTTTGTGCGCAGGTTTGAACGGGAAAATACAAATATTTTGGAGTTCGGAACGCAAATACCGTTCAGCCAAAAGATAACAGTAATAACAAATAAATTTAATGATTATGCGAGTGAAAGCAGGAGCCGAGGGGAAAGTTAAAGACGTTGCGATTACGGACGTTACCCCCGAAAATTACATTGTCCCCGACAATGAGAAACATTTGTATCATTGTATCATTGAGGTACGCAAATTCGATTCGGAAAGCGGCAAACGTCTTTCCGTTCCCCGTATTCAGAAGTTCGGTAAAAAGTCGTTTGACAACGGCGTTGGTTCCAATCTGAAAAAACAGGGTTACACGGTAACGATTTTGCACGACCCCGCCGAGTACATGAAACAGCAAGCCGAGGAAAAAGCGGCAAAGAACGCCGAGGCACAGAAAGCCGCACAGGAAAAAGCCGCCGCCGATGCAAAGGCAAAGGCAGACGCCGACGCAAAAGCCAAAGCCGAGGAAAAAGCCGCTTTGAAAGCGGAAATTTTGGCAGAGTTGAAAGCGGCGGGCGTTATCCCGGCGGAACCCGCCAAAGGAACCAAAGCCGATGCAAAGGCAAAGGCAGACGCCGACGATAAAACCGAGGCGAAAAAGTAACAGAGTATTAACACATAAATTCAAAGGGTTAGAATTATGGCATTAACAATTGAGATATTAAAGGCAAATGCGGCATTAGCCGGATTAACCGACGAACAATTGGCGGCGATAACCACGTTATCAGCCAACGACGAAAACAGCGTTATAGCCCAAAAGACGGGCAAAATTTACGGCGATTTGGACGCCGATATTTTGGCGGCAACGGGCGTGGCGAAAAACGGAACGGAAAAAACATACGATTATGCAAAGCGTGTGTTGTCCGATTTCAAAACCAAAGCGGAAAGCGCAACCACGTTGCAAACTCAAATCGACGGTCTGACGAAAGAAAAGGCACGTTTGGAAAAGGCAATTGCCGACGGTGCGACGGATGCGGAAACCGCAAAGGCATTGAAGCAAGCGAAAGCCGATTTAACGGCGATTACAACACAGTTCAACGACCTAAAAACGAAATACGACCAAGCCGAACAAACCCATACAACGGAATTGTTCGGCATACGTGTTGAAACGGCATTGCAGACAGCAACCGCCGGATTGAAGTTTAAGGCGGGATTGCCGGAAAGCGCAACAAAGGTTCTATTGTCGCAAGCCGTTGACAAAATTAAGGGTATGAACCCGGAGTTTATCGACGACGGCAAAGGCGGCAAAGTATTAGCGTTTAAGGACGAAAACGGCGCAATCATGCGCAACCCGAACAATCAGTTGAACCCGTACACCCCCGGCGACCTTTTGACCCGTGAATTGGAAACAATGGGTATTTTAGACAAAGGACGTCAAGCGGGCGGCGGCGGAACGGTTCCCCCGGCGGGTGGTTCCGGCGGTGCGGGCGGCGCAACAATCGACGTGTCGCAAGCCAAAACGAGGGTTGAGGCACAGGAGGCAATAACAACGTCATTATTGGCGCAAGGCTTAACGGTGGGTTCAAAGGAATTTGATACAGCCGTTACGCAAGCGTGGAAAGATAATAACGTTGCGGCATTGCCGGAAAAGTAAACAACACGGGTAAAGGGTTAACCCGCATTTAATAACAATAAAAATTTTAGATTATGTCATTAGTAGCAACAAGATTGCAGAATTGGCGAGTACAAAACCCGGAGTTAGACCGTAATATGACCCGCCCGTGTGAGTATGGAGCATTGGACTTTTTCATTGAGCAAACCAACGCCCCGTCCTCAATCATTAATCCCAATTTGAGGGATAAAGCGTTTGCAAGTATCGGTAACACGGTACAAGTTCCCGTTATCAATTACGACGAAAACGTACAGGTAAGCAATGTACGTTCGTGCGTTATTGCGGACAATGAAAATACGTCCGCATTGGTAACGCTTGTTTGGGCGACGTATTCCATTGGCTTTACAATGGTTCCGGCGGCGTACATGAACAACGAAATTTCGTATGAACACGACTTTTTGCGTAAAATGGAAAAGACGTGCCGTGCGTTGGCAAACACTTTGGACGCCGGGGCGGTTGCCGCTTTGGAGGCGAACAAAACGCAAGTGTTTGAAACGTTGTTGAATTACACGCAGACCGGAAACGTTATACAGGTTCCACAACAAATGGCGACCGAAATATTGGGCGATATTAACCCGATTATGCGTGCCAACTGTTACCCGGAATATATTCACCTTATCGGTAACGCCGGGGTTGATAGCCTTATTCGTAAACTTGCGCAACACGGAATTTACAACGACGTTAACAAGCGCATGGAGTACGACAACAAGGTTATCCACTACACGAACAACGTTACCGACGAAAGCGGTAAAATGGGAACCATGTTTGCCGTATCGGACGGAAACGTTGGTATCTTAACCCGTGTTGACCGTGAGGCATTGCGCCGCACCCGTGCGAATTTCCACGAATGGGACGTTGTACGTTTGCCGTACATTGATTTGCCCGTTGGGTCGCACTATTACACCGCAGTTGGCGACCAATCCGCAATCATGGGAGCCGCAACCGAAGATTTGACGTGCGCCGTTAAGGAGTATTTCGGATTTTCCGTTGACGTGGCGTATATGGTTGCTTACAATAGCAACCCGACCACGATTGCCAACCCGATTATCAAAGCGGAAATTGAGGCACGCGACCCGAACCAACCGTTAGGGATGCCCGTTTACGTAGTTAATCCCCCGACAACAACACCGTAAGGGAGCCGCAATTGTTTAATCAAAGGGGGGCGGGAATAAAACCCCGTTCCCCTTTTTTAATTTAGAACGCAGATGTACCGATTAAAAGAAATACAGGACGCATTATTGCACGTCGTCGGGTGGGAACAATCATTTGACCCGGCAAAGGCGATAAACGACGATTTAACGCAGACCGAAAGCGGTTTGTATTTTCAAGGTGCGCACCCGCTTGTAACGTTGGATAATATCCGGGCAATCGTCCCGGATGATTTCGTTTATCAGTATCCCGAATGGAATTTGATAACCGAGTATAAGACGGGGGCAAAGGTTCGCCACAATAACGAAATTTGGATTGCCCGCAAGGACAACCAAAACGAGGAACCAACCAAAAGCGATTTTAACGCAGATTTCAACTACGATTTCGGTAACGAGTATTGGGGCGTTTACAATTTCCTTTCCGACTATTTGGAACGATTGACCCGCAATGGTATTGCGCAAATGGTACAAACGTTCACGCAAGTAAAGGGATTGGATAAGGAAACAAAAAACCTTTTGGAGCGTCGCACGTTCTTTGACGGTGCGGGGCGTATCCGGGCGACGTTGCAAAATACGCATAAGTTAGTAGGGTTTGAAATTGTCCCGGTTCGTTCAATGGGGGTAACAATGAAAATCGAACAAATCGGGTTGCAAATGACAGGGGCAACGGGTACGGTTCGTATGTATCTTTTCCATTCGTCGCAAATCGACCCGATAAAGACGTTTGATTTGAATTTTACCGTTACAAATGGCGGCTTTCAATGGTTCCCGTTAAAGGACTGTTATTTGCCGTATATCAGCGACACAACGAACGCCGGGGGGTCGTGGTATCTATGTTACAACCAAGACGAATTGCCCGCCGGAATGGAGGCAATAAACATGGTTAAGGATTGGAGCCGGGAACCGTGCGGAACGTGTACCGGGTACGGGTTGGATAATTGGAAAGAAATAACCAAGTATTTACAGGTTACGCCGTTCATGTTCAACGCCCCGGAAACATTCGCTGAATACCCGGAGTTGTGGGACGTGGCGTTGACGATGTACACGACAACACAGAATTACGGGTTGAATTGCGAAATAACCGTTGGTTGCGACCTAACGGATTTTATCATTAAGGAAAGGCAGATTTTCCAAACTGTTATCCAACGCCAAGTCGCCGCAACCGCATTGCGCACGTTGGCAATGAACCCGGACGTTAAGGTTAACCGCAACCAAGTAAACGCAACCCGTTTAGAAATACTTTACGAGTTGGACGGCAACACGACCGGGGTACGTCCCGGCGGTTTGGGTTATGACCTTAAAAAAGCATACGAGGCGTTGCGATTGGATACGCAGGGTATCGACCGTATTTGCCTTACTTGTAACAACTACGGCGTAAAATACCGTACAACGTAATTGGTTTATGGGGGGTATGCAGTCAATACAGGATTTGCGCAACAACGTTGAGAGGTTCAACAATGGGTTATCGTCCGGGTTGTTTATCCGGGATATAATCCACGACGGTATGACGACGGCGTTTATTATCGACGCCAACGCCGAGGAACAATTGTTTGAACAAGGTATTAACCGTTTGGGCGTGGATATTATGGATTATATGCCATATACCCCGTTGACGATTTCCATTAAAGAGGAAAAGGGACAACCAACGAACCGGGTAACGTTACGGGATGAGGGCGATTTTGAAAGTAGTTTTTATTTGGAGGTCGGCGACAAACAGTTTGAAATAAAGGCGTCAGATTTCAAAACGGAAGATTTGATAAAAAAGTACGGGCGGCAAATATTGGGATTGACCGACGAAAACATTGCGTCGTTGATTTGGCAATACATTTACCCCGATTTGTTGAACAAAGCAAAAACCGTGTTATATGGCAAAGAGTAATAAAATAATTCCTATAATCCCAAACCCGGTTTTAATTGACCGGGTTATTGGGAATATACAAGCCGGGTTAATGGAGAACGTCGATTGGTTGGACGTCGTATTTGGGAGGGCGCAACGGGTCGCAAAGATTATCAACGGCAAACGGTATTTCACGCCCAACGTATATGCGGGCGGCACACAGTACCGAGGCAACAACGATTATATCGACGTATCCCCGGACGCCAATATTGGCAATTTCGGGTTCTTTTGGGTTGACGACCCGCAAAACGTGGGTTGGGTTCCCAAAGAACAAAGCACGATAAAAGCCCCGTTTGCGCTTATTGTGTGGTTCGACTTGCGCAAAGTATATCCGGGACAACTCAACAACCGGAATACCGAGGCGTTAAAGAACGAAATATTAACCGTCTTAAATGGCGGCTTTTGGTTAAAAGACGGAACGATTGAGGTAAACCGGATTTATGAGTTGGCGGAAAACGTGTACCGGGGTTTTACGTTGGATGAAGTCGATAACCAATATTTGTTGCACCCGTTCGCCGGGTTCAGGTTTGAGGGTATATTGTCAGTTTCGCAACCTTGTAAAATTTGAGATATGGAAATGATATTTGTAATATGGGTTTTGATTGTCGCAACCGTGGCGGCTTTCCTTTTATCCCTTTTGAAAAAATGGGGCGTTGTGGAATACGTCCAAGTTCACGGCAACGACTTTTTCGCAAAGATGTTCAATTGCGGCTTTTGCTTATCATGGTGGGCGGGGGTCGCTTTGTCCGTTCTGTTTGCGATATGTACCGGGAACCCGTGGTTGTTATTGGTTCCTTTTTGTTCAACCGCCGTAACCCGTATATTGATATGAGAACAACGACGATTGGAAAACGGGCGGTTGTGTTGTACGATAGTATCGACGAATTGCCAATGTTGCGATTTCATGCGTATAACAAAGCGTTGTTAATCGACGCCGGGGTTGGTTCCGACCTTAACGATTGGGACACGCATATTGAAAAGACAATCCGATTTATCCGAGGCAATAAACCGGAGTTGGCGGAAAAGGAATTGGATAATATGCGGCAAAACGTGTATTTCATTCAAACGGATATGTCGCCCCGGTATTTGGCTTTTTGCGCTTTAGTTAAGAGCGTGGACGGAACCGAATACAACGATATGACGCCGGACGGCTTGCAAAAGGTATTACAGTTGTTCGACGATGCACCGAACGCCGAGTTGACCGCCCAATTGGAAGCGGTCAAAAAAAAAATAGATGATGAGTTGCAATTGTATTTTCCTAAGAGTTTCGACGACGCCACGGTTAAAGAGTATTACGACCAATTGAAGCAACGCACATTGTTAATGTTGGATGCAATCATACAGGGCGACGAAACCGATAAGCAAGCGGAAATTGAGCAAATAACGACAATGTTATTGACTTATACCAAACCCCAATCGTTTAGCGGGTCGGATAGCATGGAAATACAGTACGACAAACAATTTGAAAATATGTGTTTGATGTTATCCCAACATTTGCACGTAAACCCCAAAACGTTTACCGTATTGGAATATTACAACGCTTTTGAGTATATCAAACAGGCGACCAAACCAAAGAACGCCAAAGCGGGCGCAAAATAGCCCGTTTCCGGCGTTAATTGGTTCCGGTGGGTAAATTGATTACCGAGGAAATAAAATTGAATGGCGGGCAAATTTCCCGCAAATAACAAAGTAATAATAGGCGTTATGGCAGATAATAACAACCCGATAAAATATAGTGATTTAGTAAAGCCGGATAATTCGATTACCGACCTTATCAACCAATTAGACCAACTTTCAGACGCTTATATGAATACTCTTAAAAATATTAAGAGTGAAGCGTTAACCGTTCGGGCAGCATTGGCGGGCGTATCCGGGGCAACCGAGGACGGGCGAAAGTCGATAAAGGGAGCAACGTCCGACGCCGACCGCTTAACCCGTGCCGCACGGGAATTGGCATTTGCAGAAAGCGAAAACGCAAAGCGGTTGGCGGAATTGAAACAAGCCCAAAAGGAGGCAAACGAAATTATCAAATTAACCCAACGTTTGAACCAATCCGCCGAGGGTTCATATAACAGGTTGTCGGCGCAATATTCCCTAAACAAAATATACCTTAACAACATGACAGTTGAGGAGAGGGAGGCAACCGAGGAAGGGCGCAAGTTGGTACAAGAAACAAAAGCGATTTACGAGGAAATGAAGCGGTTACAGGAAGCCACGGGCAAAACGTCCCTTAATGTGGGTAACTATTCCGACGCCGCCAAAGGGTTAACAACCCAAATCGAAAATCAGACAAAACAATTGGCGTTGTTGCGTTTAGAGGGCAAACAAGGAACGGCGGAATATCAGCAATTGAGTAAAGAAACCGCCATATTGCGGGATGCCGTCCGGGATGCAACAAAGGAAATTACCAACATGGCGTCGGATACGTCCGATTTGGACGCCGTATTGGGATTGGCGGCAGGTGCGTCCGGCGGAATGGCGGCATTTACCGGGGCAATGGAGTTGTTCGGGTCTGAAAGTGAGGACGTACAGGAAGCCCAAAAGAAGTTGCAAGCGGCAATTGCGATTACAACCGGAGTACAGGCGATACAAAATGCCGTACAAAAGCAATCCGCACTTATGTTGGGTATTTCCCGCATACAGCAAGCCGCATTAACGAAAGCAAAGGTTTACGACCGACTTGTTACCATGCAAGGGACAAAGGCAACGTTGGCGGCGACCGTTGCGCAAAAGGTATTCAATTTGGTAGCGGCGGCAAATCCTTACGTTCTTTTGGCATTGGCTTTAATTACCGTTGTCGGGGCGTTGGCGTTGTTTGCGTCCAATACTGACAAATCCGCCAAAGAGCAAAAGAAACTTAACGAGGCGCAAAAGGCGTGGTTGGATTATTTGGAGGTTGAAGCAACCGAAATGAACCGAGTAAGCAACGAGCGTGTCGCCCAATTAAACCGGGAATTAAGTATTGCCAAAGCCCGGAACGCCGGATTAGCCGAAACCCGAAAGATTGAGGACGAAATATTGGCGGAACGTACAAAGGCGCATAACAAATCGGTTGGGTTCTATGGTCAAGAATTAAACGATTTGGAGGCAAACCGCCAAAAGTTAAAGCAATTGAACGATATGTTGTTGCAAGTCAACAACGCAAAAGCCCGTGGCGATAGTAAAATACGTATCGACGTCGATATGGACGGCAAAATTGATAAAGTCAAGGTTGACGATGCAATTGACGCCATACAGGGGCAAATAGAAAATTACGGGCGTAAAGTACAAATTGCCGTTGACCTTAATACAGAGGGGGCGGATTTGGACGCCGAAAGGAAAATACAAGCCGCCCAAAGAGCCAACGAAGCCCGGAACGCCGCCAAAACGGAAACGGATATATTGCGTAAAGCCGAGGACGCCCGTATTGCTCTTATCAAAAATACGTTCGACCAACAACGGGCGCAACGTAAAGCCGCCAACGCCCGTGCGATTGCAGATATACAATTGCAATTACGCACCGAGGCGAATTTGACAGCCAAAGCACGGGCGGCGTTAAATGCGCAAATTGTTTCCTTGCGTCAACAATTAGCGGTCGAAATGGTCGATATTGCCAACCAACAACGGGCGGCGGAATTAGCGGCGGAACGTACCACACAGGACGCACGATTGGCGTTAATGGCAGAGGGTGCGGAAAAGCAACGGGAACAATTGCGGGTCGAATACGAAAGGCAGATACAGGATATTAACACACGTTTGGAAACTGAACGGGGGTTAACTGAAAAACAGGCGGACGAATTGTTGGCACAACAAATCCTTTTGCAACAACAATACGCAAAAGAGTTGGGCGAATTGAACGACCAAATAACAATCGACCAAATGCAGAAAGAAGCCGACCGCACGCAATTACGGTTGGACGCCGCCCGTGAGGGTTCACAGGAGGAAATAAATTTGCGTATCCAATTGTTACAGCAACAACGGGCAATCGAATTGGCACAAAACAGGCAGTTAGCCGAGGACGTCCGCCAATCCGAGGCAGATATAAACGCCAAATACGATGCCGAGGTGTTGAAGCAAACGACCGAGTTAAACAATCAACGGGCGTTATTGCTTTTCGACCAACAACAAGCGTTGGAGGCGTCCGAGTTTGATTTGTTGCGTAACAGCGAGGAACGCAAAACCCGGTTTAAGTTGCAACAAGAAAAGGAGCGTTTGAAAAAGTTGTTGGAATTGAACAAAGCCGGGGGCGTCAAAATGACAGAAGCCGAGGTGCAGACCGTACAAAATACAATTGCCAAAATCGACCAAGAAATACAGCAAAGCAAGGGCGACGAACAGGGCAAAGATATTTACGGTTTATTTGGTTTGAATTTGGACGACGACCAAAAGGAGGCAATAAATACGTCCGTATCCTTTGCAATGGAGCAATTACAAACGTTTTTGGATGCAAAGTTAGCCGCCGCCGACGCCGCCGTTACAGCCGCCGACAAAGAGGTTGACTCAAGCCAAAAACGATTAGATGCCGAGTTGGAAGCAAGGGCGAACGGTTATGCCTCAAACGTTGTTGCAGCGCAAAAGGAGTTGGATTTAGCACGCAAAACACAGGATAAAGCGTTGAAAGACCAACAGAAAGCGCAAAAGGCACAACAGGCAATACAGACAATCCAACAAATCGGAAACCTTGTAACGGCGTCCGCTTTAATTTGGTCGCAATTGGGGTTCCCGTTGGCAATCCCGGCGATTGCGATAATGTGGGGTTCTTTTGCCGCCTCTAAAATTAAAGCCGCCCAATTGTCGAAATCGGCAACCGGGGAGGGTTCAGAAAGTTACGGCGACGGTACGGTTGAGTTGTTGGGCGGTGGTTCGCACCAATCCGGCGACGACGTGGATTTGGGAACCAAGCCAGACGGAACCCGGAGGCGTGCCGAGGGCGGGGAGTTTTTCGCCGTTATCAACAAACGCAATTCCCGTCGTTTCCGTAAGATTATCCCGGACGTAATAAAATCGTTGAATAACGGCACGTTTGCCCGTAAGTATATGGCGGCGTATGACGGGGCAAACGGCTTATCTATTAACGTAAGTCAAAGTAACCCGGATATTTCCGACTTAAAAGACGACGTAAGAGCGATACGGGAACAAAGTAAACGCCGTACCTTTGTGGACGGAACCGGAAAAACAATTGAGATATACAAGAATTTGAAACGAAAATTTAATAATAACTAATATGAATCTAATATATGATTTTTATATTGCTACGGATACAAATATATTTAACCCGTATTTATCAGATACAAAGTTAAATACATTAATGCGTAGTGCCGATTTTGTGGATAATTCTAATTACAATACAAGTGGCAAAATACCGGTTATTCCCGGACAACGTATAATAACAAATATATATTATACAATTGCCATATTTAATGCAAATGATGGACGTACATTTTATAAACAAAATATAACAAATGAAAATAATTTAAGTGTTATTATTCCGCCAAATTCAACTTATATGCGTATTTGCGTTAATGTGTCGCAATGGAATTTATTAAATGTAAAATCTTTACGGCTTAGCAAACCAACATATAAAGATGATTTAGCAAAAGATTATGAATTAGAAACAAATCAACGTTTTTATAGGGCTAAATTATCCGGCAAAATATCGTTTATTAAAAATGATTTTGATTATATAGATAATTTGCCATTTGATACAACATTTTATTTGTATATATATCGTTCAAATGACTTTGGCAATATATGGGATTTATATTATGTTGGAAAATTCAGCAAAACAGATTGTACATTTAATAATGATGATAAAAAGGTACAATTGCAACCGGAAACGTTGGACGAATATAACGACGTTTTGGCGGGTTTGGAAAAGGAATATAATTTGATACCGTTAGCCCCTGAGATTGAACGCTTATTGGTTCAAAAACGCCCGTTAATTCAAATCTATATTCCCGGCGATAGTATTGTTTCGTGTTTTTTGGGCGGTTCTTATTGGGAGCAGGACGCCAACGCCACGACCGACCGCAACGCACTTATCAATACATATCATTTTGCTTTGTGCAATCTGTTAAAGGAAATAAACGTAACAGGTAGTTCGACGCCAAATGTAAATGCGTTGTATACCGGGCGTATGAGTGTTACAGGAACCAATGTTTTTACGGGTACATTATACCCGGATGTTTCAAACGGTTATTATATCCGGGCGTCGCAACAATACCAACCGCCATTTTGGGGCGTTATTACTTACGAAATTGTCCGGTCGTCGGATAATGTTGTTTTATTCCGTTATCAAAATACAAGCCCCGGCAATCAACCATTTGACAATGTGGAATTTAATTTTACCGCCGTGTCCGGTTCCGGTTCGTCGGGAACCCCGCACGCAGAAATGGCAACGTACAATATATACGCCCGGTATTTGTTGGATGTAACCACGATACAGGGATTAAATACATACGAGTTGCCAAGCGATGATATTGTTGATTACAACCGTAATTATCGCCGGGCAATTGGTTACGCAATTGATGTAGGTTTTATTTCAAACAATCATTCAACCACGCCGAGCGAATGGGGACGACGGGACGACGGCACATATTTTCAACCGCCTTATTCTATTTGGGGACAAACATTTTATCCAATAGCCCGGTCAACGTGGCGTTATGCGTCTATTTGGTTCGGATATTATATATTGGATGAAAATTTGGAAGTTGCCGGACGTAAGACATACACGTTGCGGGATGCGTACCCCGTTGGGTCTGTTATTCAATCATTGCTCAATCAGTTTGCGCCTGGTATTACCCATAAAGAAACGGCGGAATATAGCCAATTTTTATACGGGGGTAATAATCCCGTTGCATACGGTCAAAATTTCCGATTGTTTGTAACGCAAAAGTCTAACATATTGGTTGGCGATTATCAGCAACCCGCCCAAAAAGCGCAAACGACGTTACAACAATTTACCAATATGTTACGGGATTGTTTCCGTTGCTTTTGGTATATTGAGGACAACAAATTTAAGATTGAGCATATAAGTTGGTTCCGCAATGGCGGTTCCTATTCCGGCAATCCGGTTATTGGAACCGATTTAACACAATTGGAAAATATCCGTAACGGCAAAAAATGGGGGTTCGCAACGTCGGAATATTCATTTGATAAAGTGGATATGCCGGAACGGTTCCAATTTAAGTGGATGGACGACGTAACGCAAGGTTTTGAGGGGTTGCCGATGCAAGTTATAAGCAAATATGTAACGGCGGGTAAAATTGAGGACATAAATATTTCAAATTTTACGTCCGACGTTGATATGATGATGTTAGCCCCCGGCGAAATGAGTAATGACGGGTTCGGCTTATTTGCCGCCGTAACCGCTAACGCACTAACAAACGACGATAGCGGATTGTATCCGGGATTTGGAGGTACGAGCGGAACAAACGGATTGACAACGCCGACGTATGGTATACGCCCGGAGTGTGTCGGACGGGCGGCGGTTCTTACGTTTGTGCCTTATTCAACCGGAGGAACCGGAACGGGGCTAATTGTATTTTACGATAGTTCCGGGGTTGTTATTTCAACACAGGGTAATTTTACAGCCGACGGAACGACAAAGCAAATAAACGTAACGATACCAACCGCCGCAACTGCAATTGGGTTAACTGTTACCGGAACCGTATCGGCGTCGGTTTATAGACTTAACGTACCAAGCCAATACGAATTGCCATATATTAAAACGTCGGTAAATGGAAATAATTACTTTTTGCAAAACGGGTATTTAGCGTTTATCAATTTGCAACCGAGTTATTGGACGTATGATTTACCCGCCCGACAGGTTGAAATAAACGGGTCAACTTATTATGCAAATGGGATTGAGAGAAAGAAAAAGCAAACGTTGACGTATCCCATGTATGACGACCCAAACCCGGTGCAATTGGTTAAAACCTATATTGGTAGCGGGGAAATAGATAAAATAAGTATAAATTTGCTTTCACGTTCGGCAAAAACAACATTGAAATATGATACAGAATAATAATTTAAGCGTGTTGCCGTGGTACACCTCAATATCAGAGCAAAACCACCGGAAAAGTTATGCGTATGGCAATATATACCCATTGTTTACGCCTGCAAACAAGTTATTGCCATTTCAAATAATGAGAACGACCCGGACAAATGCGATTACGTCGGTACGTCTATATAATCGGGACGGTTCGTTGTTTGCAGATATAACCCAATTTATGAACCAAACCGGATTGCAAGTTGTCCGGTTTGCCTCAATGGGTTATGACGTTATTGTTTATCCGGGTATTTTGCCAATGCCGATAAATACCCCGGACGGGATATATTACGCCACATTATCCGACGGCGTACAAACGTGGTATTCTGAAATGTTTACTATTGTGCAAGATGTTAGCGGGTATCTTAAAATTGAGTGGTACGATATAGAAAACGCCGTATTTGATGCCGGAACAATAGTGTATCAGAACCCGCAATTTAAGAACGTTTTGTATCTTTGCACCGAGTTAGGAAAACCCGAATATCAATTTGAGGAAGAGGGCGAAAACCGGGACGGGTATTTTTTCCCGGAAAAACAAATTAGTGAAAAGACATATCATTGCATTTGTTTAGCCCCGGAATTTCTTTGCGACGTAATGCGGTTAATCCGAATGAGTGATTACGTAACCGTAACCGACAAATACGGACGAATATATGATTGCGACACATTTTTAATTACCCCAAAATGGCAAACGCAGGGCGATTTGGCAAGTGTTGAAATTGAGTTTGAAACCGCAACCGTCGTTAAGAAGATAGGACGAGGTTATATATTACAAACAAAGGGAGATTTTAACAACGATTTTAACAACGATTTTAACAATTAAAAAAAATGGGAACTTACGAAGTATTAAAACATGCTATTTCCGATGTTATAAAAACAAATGGAAATCAAGAAATTACGGGACAATTGACGCAAAATGTATTAGTTGCAATTGTAAACGCATTGGGTAATAATGCGTTATTTGCCGGAATAGCGCAAACAAATACAGTTCCGGGAACGCCTGACGGTAATGTGTTTTATTTAGCAGCAACAAAGGGCATTTATACAAATTTTAATGCTTATGAGGTTACGGATAAACTAACTATTTTTAATAATAAAACAGGTAATTGGGTTGCCTCTGAAATTGATGTTGTAATTACGTCGGCATTGGATGATGTTAAAAATAACATCTATGTATATGATTATGCAGCCTTAATAAGTTTGTCGCAAGAATCCGGCGCATTAATAGAAACGGGAATTGTAGACCCAACACCAACGGGATATTATGTTAGAAAATACGATATATCCGGTTTGTCAAATATTGCAGTAACCGGACGGTCGGGATTAGGCGGATATTGTTTGCTATGTTTTTATAACTCAAACAATGAGTTTATAAGCGCACAATATATAGGAACGCAAACAAATTATTCTCAAATGGTTATATCCGTTCCAAGTGGAGTACAATTTATAAAAATATCCGGTAATGGGTCGTATTTACCCGCTTGTTATTCCGTTCAATCGCAATTAGCTTTTTACACAAAAACAGAAATTCCGACTGTTGTAGCTAATTTAACAACACAAAAAGCCGATAAAACAGATATATATAATATTACGTCAAGCAACACGCAATTATCTTTAGATAGCGTTCAAGAAAATTACGCATTAAAATCAAATGGTAATGTAGAAGCAAATACAGGATGGTTTATAAATAAATATATAACTACAAATAAAACATCTGTATTGGTAACAGGTCGTTCGGGTGCATCTTCTTTCTGTTTGGCTTGTGCATTTGACGCCAATAACAATGTATTACAAGCCTTTCAGGTTGGAATGAGTACTAATTATACTAAATTAGTAATCAATCTACCAATTGGAACCGCTTATGTAAAAGTTTGCGGAAATACAACAACTATGCCAAATGCGTTTGAAACTCAATACACATTAAAATTTTACACAAAAGAGGAATCGGACGAAAAATATGCAACAAAAGAAGAGATTGCAGATAAAGCAGAAAGAAGCGATATATATATAAATGAACCACAAATTATTGAGGGATTAACAGTTGTGCAAGGTTATTATCCATTGGCGAGTACGGGAGTTATTATAGCTAATTCGCAATGGTCGTATATTGAATATAATATTCAACCAGATGATGTTTTATTTGCAACGGGTTTTGTTCGTCCAAGTGCAACGGCATTAGCCGTTTACAAAGATGCAAACGACGCATATATTGGTAATCAATTTGTCGGAGCCGGAACAAATACAAATTACGATAAACAATTATTGACTATTCCCGCAAATGCAGCAAAAGTATTAATAACAGGTTCTTCAAACACAGAACCACAAACGCAAAATCGCCCTTTATTGTACAAAGGAGTAGAACAATTGGCATTTTATCAAAAAGATGAAACGTTAAGTACCGAGGAAATAGAACAAAAAATTGCCGAAACAACGCCTAATTATTGGAATCAAAAAAAAATATGGTGGTGCGGAACTTCTATTCCGGCGGGCGGTTATCCTCAATTAGTCGGTCAAATGCTAAATTGTACCGTAAATAATCGTGCGCAAGGTTCATCCGGTTGTCGTCGTTCAACATTAAGTGGAGATTTTACGGGTATGCAATGGCAAAATATGGCATATTCATTAAGTCAAACAGCCGAGGAAAAGGAATATATTATTGCTAATTGGGCTACAATACAGCCTATATTAATTAGCGGTGCGCCTACTACATTAAGCACCTCGGAACAAACATTGATACGTAGTTGCACATTTGAACAAAGATTGTTGCCGTATATCAATGAATCAGATTTATTTGTTTATGACCACGGACACAATGATTGGAAATATAATAAACCGTCAAATTTTGGAGGTGGTTCAGATATTGGCGTATTACCAACAGTTGAAAACATACAATCGGGATTATTGGCGGAAGATACATATATGACGGCTAATAATAATGCGAAATTAGTTGAGTTATTTGGCGATTTATCCAAAATACCCAATCTTAATAATTGGATTGCCTCAATTAATCGTAATTGTTTTATTGGTGCAACTAATTTTATTATGATGATTATTTTGAAAAACAAACCGCATGGACGTATTGCAATGGTATCAAATAACCGTCTTAGTAAACAAGGATTAATTGAGGCACAATTGTTAAATTCGGAAAATTGGTTTATACCAATCGCAAAGGTTTATGAATATTTAATGTATTCAAATTTTGTAATACCCGGAACGTCAAACTATTGGGGCGATGCAAGGGCAAACGATTTGACGGTTTTCGACTTGTATAATAAAGACAGAGTACACCCAAGTTCAGATACAACGGGCGATGCAAATAGACTTTATGCGGGTATATTATCGGAATTTATTAAAAAAATAAGATAATGCAGGAACGCAACATTATTAACGGAATGACTACGGCAGTAGTCGCACCGTTATTAGACTTTTACAATAGCCTAATACCTTTTTTGGTATTGGCTATTGTCTTAATTTTTGTCGATAGTCGTTTCGGCATCGCCGCCGCAAAGAAGCGAGGGGAACCAATCCGCACGTCCCGCAAATGGCGTCGGGCAATAAATAAGTTGGTCGATTATATTTGTTGGGTTACGTTGGCGGGGTTGTTCGGTCAAACGTTCGGTACGATATTAGGGATACCGGTATTATCCGGGTTATTGCTGTTAATCGTGTACGGTATCGAAATTTCAAGTTGTTTTAATAATTATTTTGAAGCAAAGGGAATAAAAAAGAAAATAAATGTATTCAAGTTATTTAACCGCCCGGAGGTCGAACAATGTATTGAGGACGTACCGGATAAAGAAAAGGAGGTAAACGAATGAAACCAATTGTTTTATTAGACAACGGACACGGCAAAGAAACCGCCGGGAAGCGTTCCCCCGTTTGGGGCGACGGGTCGCAACTGTTTGAATGGGAGTTTAACCGGGATATTGTGCGCCGTATTGCCGAAAAGTTGGAAGCGGACGGCATACCGTACCGGGTATTAGTCCCGGAGGAAACCGACATATCGTTGGTTGAGCGTGTAAAACGAGCCAACGAGATTGCCAAAGAGAACAACGGCAAAGTATATGTATTAAGCATACACGCCAACGCCGGAGGCGGTACAGGTTGGGAGGTTTACACGTCGCCGGGGCAAACAGCGTCGGACGCAATCGCAACCGTATTTTTTGAGGAAGCGGGACGGGAATTTGTGCCGGACGGTTGGCGGATGCGTTCCGACTATTCCGACGGCGACCCGGACAAAGAAGCAAATTTTTATATACTAACAAAAACGACGTGTCCGGCAATCCTTACGGAAAACTTTTTTATGGATACCGAAAAAGATTGCCGTTTTATAATGAGTGAGGACGGACGGGAACGTATCGCCAATATGCACGTCGCCGCAATTAAAAGGGTAATAACGTTATGAAAAAGATTTTGATTTATACGGCGATAATTGGAGCAATTGCCGCCGTCCTTTGGGGTCAACACGTCCGTATTAAGAGTTTGACCGCCGACCGGGACAAATACAAATCGAATACGGAAACGTTATTGCAAGATGTTAAGACGTACCAAACAAAAGACAGTTTGAATGCCGCAAAGGTCGGTAATTTGACGTTGAAAGTTTTAGAGTACGAAAAGTACCGGGCGGACGATTTGGCGTTGATTAAGACGTTGCAAACAAAGAACCGGGATTTACAACGAGTAACGACAACGCAGTTGGAAACGATTAACGAGTTGCGGGGAAACGTCCGGGATAGTATCGTATATTTGCCCGGCGACACGGTTACGACTGTTTTACGTTGCGTCGATATTGTGGAACCGTGGTTTGAGTTACACGGATGTACGACGCCCGACGGGGTATTTACCGGGACGCATATAAACCGGGATAGTCTGTTAATAGCGGAAACGGTGCAATATAAACGTTGGTTAGGTTTTTTATGGAAAACAAATAAAATCAAAAATCGGCAAATTGATGTAGTTAGCAAAAACCCCGCAACAAAAATATTAGGGGTCGAATTTATAACAATCGAAAAATAACTATCTTTGCAATCAAACGGGGATAGGTTGGAGTAGCTACCAACCAAAAGGGTAAGCCAACAGCCCGCCCCGTTTCTCTTTTGTTGGCGTATTAATGTTGGTAATATGGAAATTTGGAAAGATTTAACCGGGTATATAGGAATATACCAAGTTAGTAACAACGGGCGTATAAAATCATTATCCCGTAAAATAGTGAGAAAGAACGGGCAATTTGCCAAAGTTAAAGAAACGATATTAAAACCCGGAACCGACCGTTACGGTTATTCTTTTGTTGTATTATGCAATGATAGGGTAAAGAGAACAACGGCAATTCATAGATTAGTTGCGGCGGCTTTCATTCCTAACCCGGACAATTTGCCGGAAATAGACCATATCGACGGCGACCGAGCCAATAACCATGCGACTAATTTACGTTGGTGTACCCGCAAACAAAATTCCAATAACCCAATATCAATTGAGCGTTACCGAAAAGCCGGAATAATTCAAAAGCCATATAAACAACTGCAAATTCCGGTTCAGCAATTAAAGGACGGTTTTTTGATTGGTTCCTATTCAAGTATAAGAGAGGCGGAACGAGCAACCGGAATAGCGCATACAAGTATAAGCCGAGTAATACGGGGGACATTAAACACGGCGGGCGGCTATAAATGGAAATATAAGGAGTAAAACCGGGGGTTGTAACAAGGCGTTGCAACCCCTTTTTCTTTTGAGCCATTATTAGCCCGTTTTCGGGCATTTTATTTCAAAGTGGATAATTTACCCGTCCCGCTTGCAAAAGTCGCTTAAATCGAAAATTCCAAGAAAATAACTCTTTTAGAACCAAAAACGAAATTTTTTATAGGAAAACACGAAAATAAAAAATAAAACCTTTGGTAATTAAAATAAAGGTTGTATATTTGCATCATCAAACAAGAACGACCGGGCGTTTTCCCGGAAAATAGAGAGCGAAACAATATGAACACTCAAAGTATTTATAACGGATTAGATTACACAACAAAAGAGATTAACCGCAATTTCAAAATCAAGGTAAACGGAATTGTAAACGGCAAAAAGGTTAATGTATTGGTTGGCGTGTCCGGTTTAATAAAGATTGTCGGCGACATTAAGTTAGTCAATCGCTTATTAAAACGTGCTTTCAATTGTTACGGCGACAAAGAGGTTTGCAAATTGCGCCGAGGCGTTAAAATCACTTTCTATTATCTGTAAAACAACGACCCGGCGTTTTCCGGGTAACAAATAAATTTCCAAGAAATGAAAACAGATTTAAACGGCGTAAGCCAATGCCCCAAAGGAACCGAGAATTACGAAACGTTTTATACGATGGTTAGACGTAAAAGAACCAAGTTAATACAATACGATTATCGTAGCGAGGACGGCGAATTGTTCACGTGTGTAAAGCCTACATTAACGGAATGCCGGAAAGCACGGGACGAACATTTTAAACCCGTCGTTGTGGTTTATACCCCGGAACAATTCAAAGAATTGGGATTTGATGGCGAAATTGCAAAGTACATGAGAGAACACACCAATACGGCAATCGTCGGCGATGTTCCCGGATTGACCGCCACGTTATCCGTTACCGGACGCACAAAGATTGGATGAATTACCGCAACCCCTATTCAAACAAGTAATAACCCGCCGGGGGAAACCCCGGCACAATAACAATAATATGGCAAAGTACATTTTAGTTAAGAAAGTAAAGGGAAAGAAATACGAGTACCAAGTTATTGACGTCGATAGTAAAGCGATTGTTTCAAAAAGAACGTCCGCCCGTGAATATGTGGCGTGTACCGCCGACGGGTCGTTTTATTTTGGGCGTTTGGATTTAATCGGAAAAGGCGACCACGGCAAACGGTTAAGCCATACGGCGGAAATATTGGCGAACCCGGAAAAGGCATACAAAAAAATGGTTGCTTATTTCACGCCGGATTATCGTAAACAATGGATTGCCGAGAACCCCGCCGAACAATGGATTGCCCGCAACGTTGAGAGCGCAACAAAGGAAAAGGAAAGATTAAACGCAATTGCGTATTTGCAGTAATAACAAGCCGGGGGCGCAATCCCCCGGCATAATCATTTAGAGCGATGAATAAAACGAAACGTTACCGATTAAGTCAAGAAATGTATAAGATAATCCAAAATGCAAACGGCGGGTTATTTTTGCTTTATACCCGGCACAACCCCGGCGATGTGTTAAACCTATTATTGGACGGCAACGATATTGGGTTGCTTTGTCAAGTTGAGAGCCGACACGACCAATATTATAAGTTTTGCAAAGTGATTAAGGAGGGCAAAAATGATATTAACAGAGGAACAACGGGAAATATTGAAAGGTAAGATTTGCCCGTATTGCCATATTCCAACCGAGTACAAAAATAGTATTGAGGTTTACGGCATTGATTACGGAATGATTTACTATTGCCCTAAATGCCGGGCGTATGTTGGCGTTCATGCGGGAACCGACCGGGCAAAGGGTCGATTAGCAAACGCCGAGTTGCGCCGATGTAAGATTGAGGCGCACCGATATTTTGACGAAATATATAAGCGTAAATTAATGAAGCGTTCCGAGGCTTACAAATGGTTATCCGAGCAATTGGGATTACCAACGGAATACACGCATATAGGAATGTTTAACCCGGAAACGTGCGCAAAGGTCGTGGACGTTTCAAAAAAATATTTGGAAACCATGCGATTTGCATTAAGAAACCAACATAAAATAAAAGCGGCTTTTGAGCCAAACGGGGATAAAATGTTATCCCGGATAAAAGAAAGTTTAACCCGGTATTTTTCCGCCGACCGTTCAGAGTTCCCGGAGGGATATAAAGAAATTGAATGCGATTTTAACCAATTGCCGGGGGAACCGTACCCGACTATTGCAATAAACGACGTCGGAAACGCCAACCGTATGATTGAGTTCTATGTTACCGGGAAACAATACGACGTTTACCATGTAGCATTTAAGGGATTTACAAAGGGATAAAAGAGAACCCCCGACGCAATGAAGTAACGCCGGGGGTTGGTACGCAGTAACCGAGAGCGATGTTTGAGGTTATGCGGTGCAACAAAATTAGTGCTTTTTATCTGTATTACAAGCGTCCAACGTGAACAAATAAAACTTTCAAAGGTTTTATTTTTGGTAATACAAATATTATTTATACTTTTGCAGAAACAAAAACCCACCGGGGGAGTATCCGGCAAAGATATGAGAATAAAAGAGAGCGATTTATTAAAACAATTGGCGACCGATAGCGGGAAAACAGCCAACCAAGTTGCCGAAATTATCATTTCGGAATTACTCAAAAACAAAGTTATTGAGGACACCCCGGAAAATTGGGGCGTTTCCGTTTTCGATGCAATAAACGAGGACGTAACCGAGGAACAAACCGCTAATTGTTATGCGGCAATTTCCGAGGCGTTGGGCGTGTATCTGAAACGGGTATATTTCATTGTCCCGGATTTGGATTTAATGGGTAACGACGATTGCCCGGAGTGCGGCGGCGAAATGGAAGTTACCGACGGCGAATATAAACAGACCGGAGGCGACGGATATATTACCCCGTATGAATATACCCCGATTTGGGAGGAAAGAACGTGTAAACATTGCGGACACGTTGAGAGCGACGAACCAAGTTATTAACAATTAATATTAAAATCATGGAAGTAAGATTAAGAGTAAACGAAGCGATTGCAAAGGCGCAAACCGCCGGAATTAAAGTTTATAAAAAAGAGGTTGCCGCCCGGTTATGGGAGGGACGAACCGAAAGCGCACAACAAGTTAATATGACAAACTTATGTAATGGGACGACTAAACAGATACGCCCGGAATGGGTTGTTATCATTTGCGAAATGTGTAATTGTACCCCTAATTATTTGTTTGGCTATGAAGAATAACGGGTTACAATGGTTTGAACGCATGGCGGACGTTATGTTTTCCGATATGTTCCAAGCGAAAGCGATTATTGCGACGTTTGGAACGTTGGGCGTTGTTTGTCTGATTGGCGCATTTTGGAACCCGTGGCAATTGATGTTTGCGGGTATGTGTGCCGCAATGGTATTATGTGGATTTTCAGAATTAAAAAAGAGTAGAAAATGAGAGCGAACAAAAAGAAACCGGAAAACCCGGTACAAAAGACGGTCGAAAGTTTGGGAGCCGTTCCCGCCGACCAATTCCCGGAAATTACCGAGGAACAACAACAAATAATCCCCCCGTTTGAAGCGGTCGAGGTTGAGCAACCAACCGGAATATTTGAGATATTGCCGGGCATGACGGTTGAGGAAATGACGGCTATGTTTTTTGATGAAAAAACGTTGATTGAACCCCCGTATAAGGTTTGGCAATTGAATAGTAAGGGACACCGCTATTATTACCGATACGACGACAACGGGAACCCGGAGTTTTTCCCGTCGGTTACAACGATATTGTCCCAAACGTTACCCAAAGCCCCGCACTTAATACAATGGATTGCCAACAAAGGCATTGAGGAAGCGGAACGATATAAAGGCGAACGGGCGGCGTATGGTACGTTTATGCACGCCGCATTTGAGGAATTATTAATTAACCGGGCTTATGATTTGGACGGGTTAAAAGGCAAACTAAAAGAATATATTGAGGTTTACCGATTGCCGGACGACTTTATTTATTACGCCGACGATTTGAAAAAGGACGTATTGGCGTTTGCTCAATTCGTATTAGATTACGACGTTCGCCCGTTGGCGGTTGAAATTGCGTTAGTGCATCCATATTATAAGTATGCCGGAATGATTGATTGCCCGTGTACCATGTTGGCAAAGATAGGCGGCGACGAACGTATTAACGCAATCGTCGATTTTAAGAGCGGGCGCAAAGGTTTTTACGAGGAAAGCGAGATACAATTAGGAATGTACCGGGATATGTGGAACGTCAATTTTGAGCAATTCCCCGTTACACGTATTTTCAATTTCAGCCCGAAAGATTGGCGCAAACGTCCGTCGTACAATCTGAAAGAACAAACAGATAGCCCCAATATTCGGAAAATCCCGTATCTATTGGAAATTGCGGCTATTGAGGACGAAAAGAAAGATAATACGTTTACGTCGGTTAATGGTATGGTATTGTTAGACAATGCCCCGGATTTAACGCAAAACGTAATATCCTTATCGTTGGCGGAATTGATTAAAACGAAAGCCCCAAAGGAGGCGACCCCGGACGAAAACACGGACGCCGCCGAGAAAGTCAAGGCGGATGCACCGGAACCGGAAAAGGAGCCAAAGAAAACAACCATTGTTAAACGTGCGTCCAAAAAGGCAAAGGAGCCGGAAAAGAAAGCCACCACGGGCAAAACGACCGCAAAGCGGGGTAATACCACGGAAAAGAAAGTAAAGCCCGCAAATGAGCCTAAAAAGCCCAAAAATGAGAGTAGGAAAAAGATGTTGAACGACGACCCCGAAATTTGATTGAGATATGAAAGGAAGAATAAAACGACCGGAGGCGCAACAATCCCGTTTAATTTTGCCCCGTGTCGGTCAAATAAAAATCGGTATGAAAAACGCAAACGGTTATCCGCAAAGTGTTGATTACTTCATACCAACGGGAAAGTATGCCGGGTTATTTACACAGGCATACGGCGAAAAGCCGCAAACAATACAAATTGTTTTCCCGGACGACGACCCGGCAAAAGTATGTAACGAGCGTTACGAATACCGGGACGACGACGGGCGATTGATTGCGGCGGGCGATGGCGACACTTTCCAAGTATGGGACGGAAAGAAATACGAAACGTTGACAACGGAGAAATACCCAAACTTAATGCAGTCGATAACCAAGCGTTACCCGAATAAAAAGAGCCGCCAACCCGATTGCGACGGTTGGGAGGTTACATTAACGCTAAACTTTATTGTCCCTTTGGTTCGTGGGGTTGCCGGGGTTTGGCAATTCGCAACAAAGGGTACGGCGTCCACAATCCCGCAAATTCGGGAAACGTTTGACGGTATGTTGGCGGAACGTGGGTTTTGTAAGGGAGTGATTTTTGATTTGAATGTACAATTTGCGACAACCCAAAAGCCGGGCGACCGTTCCCGTTTTCCGGTTGTTTCGTTGGTTCCCAATGAGAGTGCCGACAACGTATTGAAAGTACGTAAGGCATGGGAACCCGTTAAACAATTGGAGGGCGGCGACAATGGAACGGAAAATTGACATTGAATTGAACGGTATTATTACGCTGACTTATACAGACAATAATACAGGACGACGACAACAAACCAAGTTAAAAGCCGTTGAGCGTAAAAGTAACAGTTGCGAAAATTGTTTTTTGCAACAATATTCATGTTATCGTTTTTCTTGCAATGGTGCAAACCGGGCGGATAAAACGGATATTAAATTTTTGCAAAATGACAATTAGAGATAGTAATTATATAACCATTTTAGCCCCAATGATTACCCGGTTAAAGTTGAAAGGTAACGAATTGTTGGTTTTCGCTTTGATACATGGGTTTAGTCAAGACGGGGAAAGCCGTTTTAAGGGGTCGTTGCGATACCTTATTGAGTGGACGGGATTAGATAAAACAACCGTTATAAAGTTGCTCAAATCGTTGGTTGAAAAACAGTATATTAACAAATTTGAGTACGAAAAAAATAAGGTTCGTTATTGTGAGTACACGACGAATTATTGGGCGGCTTTAGAGTGGTTGGAAAATTCCACCACCCCCCCGGTTGAAAAAAACAACCACCCCGGTTGCGAAACACAACCACCCCCCCGGTTGGAAAATCCAACCACCGTGGTTGGAAAATCCGACCCTATATTAAATACTGATATAGATAACTCTTTTGGTATTGATAAGGATAAACCCGCCAACGAGGTTGCCGGGGATTTATTCCCGGACGAACAATTGGAGGTTCAGAACGATAAAAAAAGAACGTCGATATTTCGCAATTCCGATGTTTACAAATTGGTTAAGTTTTCGCCCGACGGCAACAACGATTATTCCGAGTTTGAAAAACTGTTTGCGACGCCGGAATTTGAACGGGTCGATTTGGTTTATTATTTCCATACGGTCGCCGATTGGTCGGAAACTAAGCAGGGAGTAAAGAGAACCCGGACGGGTTGGATTGCCACGGTACGCAACTTTATTCGTGGCGATGTTGAGAAAAAGAAATTGCATTTGAAACCGGAATACCAAGCCCCGCAAAAACGATTGGACGTTGGCGGCGCAATGGATTTCCTTAATGACAATTATTGATATGGAAAATTTGCCGGAAAAAGTAAATATGCAGTCCGCAGCGTTGGCGATATACAACCCAACGCCCGGTACAAAAGCAATCGACATACGCCGACAAATGGTGCAATTACCGGAGGTTGCCAAATCGTTATCCGGGGTCGAAAAGTACATTTTTGCCGCCTCAACGAAAACGCAAATTGCCGAGATTGACGACGGCACGTTGGTTGCCAAAACCGGGCAAATGTTCCGGTTTATTGCTTTGGACGTCGGGTATATAATCCCGACCAATACGGACGATTGGGCGTACATTTGTACCCGGTTGTTGGATATACTCAAAAAATACTATTCGCAAATGACGTTGGCGGATATTAAGTTGGCATTTGAGTTGGCGACGACCGGGGAATTGGACGACTATTTGCCAAAAGACAGTCAAGGCAACCCGGATAAAAAGCATTACCAACAATTCAACGCCGATTATTTCGCAAAGATATTGAACGCATACAGGCGAAAGCAAAACGGGGTTATCAATAAAGCGTATAAGGCTTTGCCGGAACCGAAAAGGGAGTTGACCCCGGAGCAAAAAAGGTATTACCATAACGAAACGGTCGCCCGATATAGGGACGTATTTTTGCGGTACAAATATACCGGGCGTTTTGAATTGGGTATTGCTGACGGAATGTTTATATATGATTGGTTGCGGAAACATGGGTTAGCCAACGAGATTGCCGGAACCGAGGACGACCGCAAACAGGCATACGCCCGGTATATGCAACGTGTCGCCCGTGGGTTCGTAAACAAATACGAAGCGTTCCACGTCCAAAAGAAAGGAACCGACGCACCGGAATTGGATTTTACGGCGTATGAGATAGCGAGGGACAAAGAGATAAAACGCACATTTGACCGTATGATTGCGGACGAATTGCAGATTGAAAACTATTTAGATTTTTGGAAATGAACAAAATAACGATTGATTGTATTATTGGCATTGACCCCGGAAAAACCGGGGGAATTGCCGTTTGGCGTCCGAACCACAAAACCGAGGTTATCAAAATGCCGGGCGACCTTATGGAGTTGAAACAATGGTTTGAGTACATGAAAAGTATTTGCCGCCCTTTGGTTTTCGTCGAAAAGGTACAATTGCGCCCCGACGATGTAAACGATAATCCCGGCAAAGCGTTTCGGGTGCAAAAACTGTTATCCGAGTTTGAAAAACTGAAAACAATAATTGCCATGTGCGACGTACCGTTTGTTTTAGTACACCCCCAAAAATGGCAAAATGAATTGAAATTGCGGGTTAAAGGAGAGGAAAAACCGGAACGCAAAAAGCGATACCAAAGAGCCGCCGCCAATTATTACCCCGATATTAAGGCGACATTGTGGAATGCCGATGCGCTTATGATTTTGCACTTTGGACGATATATTTTGCACAACAACCCCCGTTGGGTTTTGGAAAATTTGCCCGCACCAATGCACAACAGTTTGTTTTAATTGTAATATGGAGGCATACGATAACAGACCCGCCGCCGAGATAACCGCAAAGGAATTGGCGGAAATGGTTAAACAGATGCGGCATAACCAACGACGTTCCAAACATAACCCAACCCCGGAAAAATTGGCGACGTTGGAACGTTGGGAAAAAGAGGTTGACGCCGTTGTTGCCGTGCTGACAGATACACAAATGAAATTGTTTTGATATGGACGAAATGGATTATATCTATTTAGGCGACCGATTGACCCGCCCGGAATTGCGACGTATGCCGTGCCGGGC